TAGACGACCTAATGAGAAAAGGTGGAATAAGTAGAGCAGAAGCAATATCGGCAGCTGACGAATTCATAAAACTAGTAGGAGAAACACCAGGAAAGAGTAAAGAGCAAATGCTAGAAGAATTAATGAAACGTGGTTATTCAAGAACCACAGCAGAAAAAATGCTAAGACAAAGAAAAAGAAAGTAGGTGGAAAACATGTTTATAAAGAACCTATGGAATAAGATCCTATCGTTATTTGGAATTAAAACACAAACAACAGACGCAGAAACAAGCGAGAATGAGTTTTATAACCAAGCATACGAAGACATAAAAAAAATAAATTTCAACTCGATATTCGCAAACAAACTAAGTAATTACGTATCAAACGAGAGCACACTATCGATAGACTCCACCAGCAAGAGAGCTGAGAAGCTAGAAGAAGTAATGCAAAAGCTAGACAAAGACAAAAAGAAGATAACAAACAGAATGCTAGGAACAGGGGGCGTGGTACTTGTTCCTTACGTTGCTGATAACAAGTTATACTACAACATAGTGCCACAATTCAGGTTAAACATAAACGAAACCAAAGGCGACAGAATAACAAACGCAACATTACTAGCAGACATAAAGAAAGTAAAAGAAGGATACCAAGAGAAGTCATACTACAGATGGACAAACGAAGCTGTAGAGGGCAATAAGATAACAATTACACAAAAGTACACAGACGAGTACGGAAATCCAATACCAAAACCAGAATGTTATTCTTCAATTAAGAAAGACCAAATAATAATACCAAACGTAGACAGGTGCTTATTCGGTTATTACAAAAGCCCAGTAGATAACAGAAAGACAACAAACAACTACGGGGTACCAATAACATACGGCTGCGGAACTACAATAAATGAGATATACGAGTGCCTAGTTCAAATAAGAAGAGAATACCAACTAAAAGAAGCATTCGTAGGAGCAGATAGTACAATGTTTGACGGAAAAGACGCACTACCAACAAACGGCTTATACAGGAAGGTAGATAGTGGAGATGATAGTTTCTGGGAAGTATTTGATCCGCAAATAAGAGATAGCTCGTACTACGCAAGACTACAAGAGTTATACGAAAGACTAGAAAAACAAGTAGGAACTAGCAAAGGAATACTAAGTACACCAGAAACACAAAACGCAACAGCAACAGAAATAAAGAAAGCCATGTACGACACATACACAATAGTAGAAGACACCAGAGAGCAATTCGAAAAAGGCACTGAGGACTTCATATACGCATGTGACGTATACGCAAATTACTACAACTTAGTAGCAATGGGAGATTACAAGATAGTATACGACTGGAGTGCAGACTTGCTAGAGAACACACAAGAAACATGGAGCCAATTATTAGCAGGCTTAAATGAAGGGGTAGTAGACGAAGTAGAAATAAGACAATTCCTATATCCGAGCGAATCGTTAGAAGAATCTCAAAAGAAAGTCGAAGAGATAAGAAAAAACAAACCAAGTCTAAAGGATTTAATGGGAGCACAGGAATAGCTCCCTTTTTTAGATAATGGAAGACAAGATACTAATACGAATCGCAAAAGCCCAGGCGATAATACTAAAATTACTGGGTAAGACTTTCAAAGAGATAAAAGACATAGCACCAAGCCAGCTACACATTATAAAGCAACAGCTAGTATACGGAGGACGACTAGACGAAATAATAAAAGAGTTATCCGAAGCATTAAACATAACGATAGAAGAGACACAGGCATTACTGGAAGCCCAGGCACAAAAGGATTATAAATTCGCAAAGGTTTACTACGAAGCCAAGAACCAGGAATACGTACCATTAAAAGAAAACATAGCACTAAAGACAATGCTAGACACAATAAAAGGTTCAGCAGCGATGGACGAGTTATACATTCTTACAACAGCAGGACTAACATACCTAGACATAGACGGGAATAAAGTAACGAAGCCAATAAAAGAGGCTTTCAAAGACATAATAGACAAAGCTGTGTTAACAATTCAAATGGGAGCAGGCACATATGAGCGAGAAGTTCAAAAACAGCTTAAAACACTAGCAAAAGCAGGAATAAGAAGAATAGAATACGCAAGCGGCAGAACCAGAAGAATAGACTCGGCACTACGCATGACAATAAGCGACCAGTTAAACGAGCTCGCAAATTCGCAACAAAGAATACTAGGAGAGCAATACGGAGCAGACGGAATAGAAATAAGCGTACATGAATACCCTGCACCAGACCACGAAGACATACAGGGATACCAATTCGATAGGACAAACCACGAAAAGGTATTCAACAACCAGGACGCAGAAACATACCAGGGGAAAGTTATCTACGCAAAAGAAAGAAGACACATAGGCTGGTACAATTGTAAACACCTAGAATACCAAATAGTACTAGGAATAAACCAACCACGATACACAGAGACCGAGCTAAAGGCCATTATTAAACGAAATAAAGACGGTTTCAAGTACAACGGAAGGAAATACACCATGTACGAGGGTACGCAGCTGCAAAGACGCCTAGAAACGCAAATAAGACAGGTAAGAGACCAGATAAGTGCAACAGAAGGATACGGAGAACCAGATCCAGAACTAGAAAACCAATTACAAGCATGCCTAAACGAGTACAAAAAGGTATGCAGCATAGCGAACCTACCAATAAACTACGACAGAATACGTAGTTACTAGAAAGAGGAAAAAAAATGAAAGAAGTTTATTTCAAGATAATTATACCGAATTACAATAACGGGGAATGGCTAGACAAGTGCCTAAATTCAGTTATTAGTCAAAAGTTCAAAGATTACGCAATAATAGTAGTGGACGACTGCTCGACGGATAATTCGGTAGAAGTTATAAAGAAATACGACGTGAAGCTGATCCAGGCGAAAGAAAAAGCATTCAACGGAGGAGCAAGAAACATAGGAATAAAAGACGACACCGAAAGCGAGTATACATTATTTATAGACAGTGACGACTGGCTAGAAGACGACGACTGCCTACAAACCATATACGACATAATCCAGGAAAACAATAACCCAGACTGCGTAAGTTTATCCTACAACTGCGTAATAGGAGACAGCAAAGCATACCAGGACATGACAAGAAACACACCAAAGGAATTAGTAGACAGCCTATACGTTGCGTGTTGGACGAAATGCATAAAAAGTAATTTGATCCAATTATTCCCAGAGAACACACTGATGGAAGACGTAGTGCAACACATAAAGCAATGCGATAAAATAGAAACAGTAGTAAGCTGCAAGAAGCCAATAATAAACTGGAACAGAAACAACACAAATAGCTGTAGCAGAGTAGAAAACCAAAACTGCCAAAAGGGGAAATGGCAATCAAGCATGTATAGATACGCTGCAGATTTAATGGACCTAGAGTGCAAGCACGATTACTGTGAAGAACACAGGAAATGGAGACAAGAAGTAGTTATAAATAACATAAGAGAAGGGAAGTACATTCAATAATGGAATACAAAAACGTTTTATATTTCAACAACCTGAACGTAATAGGCGGAGTCGAGTCATTCTTTTATTATTTGTCAAAGAAGTACTGCAACAGAGACATAACGATTTTATACATGTACGGAGACGTAGACCAGTTAAAAAGATTAAGGCAATACGTAAGGGTTAGAAGATTTCACACAGGAGAAATAATAAAATGCGAAAAAGCATTCTTCAATTACAACCTAGACATTATAGACAACATAGAGGCAGAAGAATACATACAAATAATTCACGCAGATTATAAAGCCCAGGGAATAATTCCAAACCTAAACCCTAAGATAACAAGATACATAGGGGTATCGAAACGAGCATGCGAATCATTCAAAGAACTAACAGGAAAAGAAATAGAACTAGCATGGAATCCAGTAGTAATAGACGAGCCAAAGAAAACGTTATTACTTGCTTCATTTACAAGACTTACAAGCGAGAAGGGAAAAGAATACATGCAAGCATTCGGGGAGAAATTAAACCAAGCAGGAGCGTCCTACTTATGGTTAATTTTTACGGATGACAGAAACGCAATAAAGAACCCTAACATAGCATACATGAGCCCACGATTAGACGTAATGGGATACATGAAGAAAGCAGACTTCGTAGTTCAGCTTTCAAAGTCGGAAGGGTATGGAATAACGGTAGATGAGGCATTACAAAACGGAACTCCAGTAATAGTAAGCCCGTGCCCTGCATTTAAGGAAGTAGGAATAACAAAAGACAATTCACTAACACTTGAATACGACATGAGTAACGCAGACGAAGTAATAAAAGCCATGTACGAAAAAGAATTCAAATTCAAACATGAACCAAAGAAAGACAACTGGGATAAGATCCTAGCACCAGGCAAATCGACATACCAAGAAGAAATGAAGAAGCTGGTAACAGTAGAGTGCATAGAAAGATACTACGACATAGAACTAGAAACTTACATAGAAGTTAATCCAGAAGACAAGAACTACAGACGTAAAATAAAATTCGATAGAGCACAATACTTACAAGACGTAGGAGTAGTAAGAATTATTCCAGCAGAGAAGACAAAAAAATAACGACACCTTGACACGGTGTCTTTTTTAATGTTAAGATTATTATAAGAGCAGAACATGAACGGCTGCTTAATTCTAAATTTGAATGCCACGGGCAACCAAGAACGTGGTGGGCGAGGAGGAAACATAATGGAAAACGAAGAATTCGAACCTTTGACATTCGATGAAATCCTAGAGGACAAAGAATATCAAGCTGAGTTCGACAGAAGAGTTCAAAAAGCAATTGCTACTGCAAAAACTAAATGGGAAAGCAATAGCGATGAAGTGGCTGCATTAAGAAGCGAAATAGACGGCCTAAAAAACCAAATAGCTAGTAACGATGAAGCGAAATCCTTTAATCGTAGCATTGATGATTTAGTAGGCGACAGAAAGTTCGTAAACGAATACACCAGAGACGCAATAGTAAAAGAAGTAAAGGAAAAGATGAACGCAAATAACGTTACATTGAATGAAGCCTTTGATGAAATTACAAAAGACAAAATGGGAATATTTGAAAACCCAAATGCACCAGAAGAAATACCAACACCAAGTGCTAACGTGTTCGAAAACACAAATAAAGAAGCATTTGACAAAATGAGTTATAATGAACGTTTGACATTGAAGCAAGAGAACCCTGAACTATTCGAAGCATTAAATAACATGAAATAGAAAGAAGGAATAAAAATGGCAACTGGAACAACAAAAATCGCAAATTTAATAGATCCAGAAGTAATGGCACCTATGATAAGTGCTAAATTAACAAAGGCTATCGTTGCTACACCATTCGCTAGAATTGATGCTACTCTAGAAGGACAACCTGGAGACACAATCACAGTACCTAAATATGCATTTATAGGTGACGCAGAAGACGTAGCCGAAGGAGTAGAATGTGGAACTACAATTCTAACAGCTACTTCACAAGCATACAAAGTAAAGAAAGCAATGAAAGCTGTTACATTAACAGACGAGGCTGTATTATCAGGATATGGTAATCCAGTAGGAGAAGCAAATAATCAATTAGGATTAGCTATCGCTTCAAAAGTAGACCAAGACGTAATGGACGTTTTAAACACTGCTACTTTAATCAAAGATAGCTCATCAGGAATTTCATATGATGGAATCGTAGACGCTATCGATTTATTCGAAGAAGAAGAAAACGTAGAAAAAGTAATGTTTATCCATCCAAAACAAGTAAGCGAATTAAGAAAAGACGCAAACTTTATCTCAAAAGATAAATATGGAAACAACGTAATAATGACTGGAGAAATTGGTATCGTTGGAAACGCAAGAATCGTACCATCAAGAAGAGTAAAATACGAAGGTGGTAAATATGCATGTCCAATCGTTCAATTGAGACCAGAATCACAAACTGGAGATGAAACTGCTGCAGTTACTATTTACTTAAAGAAGGGTGTTTCTGTTGAAACAGAAAGACACACACTAGCAAGAACTACAGACGTCTCAGTAGATGAACACTACCTAGCTGCATTAACTGACGAATCAAAAGTAGTAATCGCTAAGTTTACAGGTTCAGCTCCTAGAAGTTACTAGAAGACAGCCGTAAATAAAGTAGTAAAATAGAAACTAATAGGAGGTGCTTATATGGAAAAATATCTAACCTATGAGGAATACCAAGAACTAGGTGGGGAACTTCCTGAAGCACCTTTTAATTTACTAGAATACGAAGCGAGAAAACAAATCGATAAGTATACATTCGGTAGATTAATGGAGCTTGAGGAATTACCAGAAGACATAGCAGATGACATAAAAAACTGCATGATGGTATTAATAAAGCAAGACAATGAAAAACAAACCACTACAGCCAAGAAAAGCGAAAGCATAGATGGCTACTCGGTAAGTTTCAACGGTTCAACAGAATACGAGACACTAACCAAGAACACAGTGAAACTATTGCTAAACGGAATAAAACTAAACGGCGTGCCTTTACTTTATACAGGAGGCGTAAATGATAACAAACGCATTTATTACCCTATATCATAAAACAAAAGGCAGAAACGAAAGCTGGCAAAAGACCACATACGCAAACGTCTGGGTATTTGGAGGACATGGCGTAAGCCTTAACAAAGGACTTACAGAAGCCAACGACCTACAAGTAAGAATACCGTATAGCAAGAACGAAATAACAATCGCAGACATACAAGTCGGAGACTTGATAAAGATAGGCGAAGGACAAGACATTACAACAGCTAGTGATTTAAAAGATTACTACACAATAACTTCGATAAATAACAATACATTCGGTAGCGAACCACACGTACACATAGGAGCTAAATAAAATGGCACTTAATACCGGAGCAGTTACATACGAAATAAAAATAGACACAAAGAACGCAAAGGAAATACTAAAAGGTCTAGGCTTAGACGAAAAAGGTAAAATACAGAAGTTCTTTCAAAACGACTGCTACATGAAGATGGGTAAGTATACACCAGGAGGAGACAGAGGAAACCTACACAAAAGAGTAGACCTTCTAACAGATCCAACTGAGATAACATACAACAGCCCATACGCACATTACCAATACATAGGAAAGATGTACGCAATGGACAATGGAAAAGGTGCTTACTTTGCGGAAGACTACGGCTTCTGGAGTGATCCATTACCAAAGAAGAAACACGCAACAGAAAGAGACCTAAAACACCCAAGTGGAGGAGACTCACACTGGGCAGAAAAAATGTGGACTGTTGAAAAAGACGTTATACTAAAAGAAGTCGAAATGGAAATAGCCAAACTACAAAAGGAATAGGAGGTACATATGATAAAAGCAGACGAAACCAGAGCAAAAGCACTGATTAATTATTTATACGGAATAGTCGATAACATAATAAACAACGACGAATACCAAATAAAAGCTGACTTTTTATCCGATGAAATAAATTCATACTCGATAGATAAGATACCAGTTAATAGTACCCTAGAAAGATGGATAACAGGACAAAGGAAGCATATAGATACCTTCACATTTAGAAGCAGGTTCACATATTCCAGCGACCAAGCTGACGAATTAAAAAACGTGGGGTTTTTTGAATTATTCGAAGCTAAGATAGAAGAGAATAATGACAAGAAGGTATATCCAGAAATCAAAGGAATAGAAGAAATAAAGTGTCTTAATTGCGGAAGCCTATCATACGCAAGCCAAGAGACATGCGAAATGAACATACAAATACAAATAACCTACACAGACACAGAGAAACAAGAAGCAGGTTCATATTAAAATAAAAGGGAGGAATTAAAATGGCTAATTATAAAAAGGTTACAAGAGAGCAAATAGCTACTTACTTAAACGTAACACCTGAAGCATTATCACCAGACTACGAAATCGTAGGTGTTGGTATAACTGACTACGGACAAGACTACAATCCACAAACTACAACAGAAAAATGGATAATTCATAAAAACGCAACAACTACACTAGACGGATATCAAATCCAAGCAAGTGCTAGCCAAGCATGCTACTATGGAGATCCAGTATATGACTTTGTAAACGATTTAAGAAGAAAAGGAAGCGTAGGAAGTAAAGTAGAAACTCAAGTACTTGATATCGATTTATACGACTCAACAGAAGCTGGAGGAATTACAACTTACAAAGCTACAAAGTACAACTGTGCAGTAGTAATTACTTCATATGCTAAAGGAGAGAATCCAGCAATCGAATACGACATTTACTATAATGGAGATCCAGAACTAGGAACAGTTACAATTAATAATAGTGGCGTTCCAACATTCACACCAGAAGCTGGTTCAAGATAATAACCTAGAGTGGTATAGGAAAACTATGCCACTTTTTATTTATTCAATAGTTTACAAATTACCAGGAAGAACAAAAAAATAAGTAAATTACTAGTAAAAAATAATTGAAAAATAAAGAGAAAAAAATACCCCACGAAATAACGGCAAATTATAGGCAAAATCGAACGTGTGGCTCGAAACGAACATAGCCAATACAAATAGACGTTAAAAAGAGAAAGTGCCTGTAATTGCCTAAAAAGGGGCAATAAGAAGAAATAAGGAAAAGTGACAAATATACGACAAATAGAGGGCGTAGTTTACACTTTTATACAAAGAAAAATAAAAATAAGGAAGGAAGGTATGAGTAGCGATGGAAGCAAAAATACAATTAAAAAAGAGAGACATACTAAAAGTAGAAATAGTAGATGAGAATAATAAACCAACAGGGGAGTGGCTAGAATTTGACGTGGAGGACGTAGGACTACCACTAAGATACCAAAGAGCCCAAGACGAACATGTAAGAAATTTAAATTTTATAAAAACAAGTTTCATGTTGATAGATAAAAAGCCTGACCATACAGGAAAGAAACTACTAACCAGAAACGAAGAAGAAAAATATAGAAAGCTAGAAGAGTTTTATAAGAAAGAAGAAGAAGCCCTAGACTTAGTAATTGGAAAAGGCGGTACACGCAAATTACTAAACGGAGCAGAACCTTACTATGAAATGTTCGAAGACATAATGGAATACCTAGAACCAATATCACCTTACATAACTGCTAAATTTGATGAGTTAGATAAGAGAATGAAGCAAAAGGTAAAAGACAGAGTAAAAGAAGAATCAGAGGAAAACGTAATCGAGGGATAATATGGAGAACCCAGAATACGTAGTAATAGACGGAACCAAGTACAAGATTAATACTGATTATAGGGTAGCACTTAAATGCAACGAGATAGCACAGGAGGACGGAGATGAACGAGAAAGGGCTCTAACCATTCTGTATTTATTATTTGGAGACGAGGGGATAGATAATACCCAGCACCAAGAAAGACTGCTAAAAAGTGCCTTAAAATACCTCTCGTGCGGTGTTGAAGCAAAAGAAGGAAAGCAAGAAGAACCAGACATGGATATAAAACAAGACTGGAAATACATAGTGGCTTCATTCAGGAGCGACTACGGAATAGACATAGACAAAGAAAAAATGCACTGGTGGACGTTTTATTCTTTGCTTTGCGGACTAACAAACGAATCAGTACTAAACAGAGTACGAGAAATACGTACTATAGACTTAAAAGAATATAAAGATCCAAAACAAAAAGAAAAGATAAAGAAGTTACAAGAATTTTATTCGCTTAAACGTAAGCCTGTAGAAATGACAGAAGAACAACGCAGAAGCGTAGAAAAATTCTATGAGTTAACAGGAATAGAAAGGAAGTAGAAGATGGAAGCTGCAACATTAAAGATAAAAACCGTGATAGACAATTCTGGAATTAAAGAAGGACTACCAGGAATAAAGAAAAAGCTAAAAGAAGTATCCGAGAAATTAAAACTCGGAGAAATGGGTAAAAAGGTCGGTGGATTTTTAAAGACAGCCCTAAGCGGCGTAGCTAAAGCACTAGGTGGAATACTAAAAGTAGTAGGAAAGATAGGCTTATTATTTGCTGGCGTATTTGCAGGAGGAATAATAAGTAATGCTTTCAAGAAAGCACTAGACGACAGTGAAACACTAAGAGGAAACCTACACTACCTACTAGCAATGGTACAAACAGGAATCCAAAACATAATTATAAAAATGCTACCAGCAATAAAAAGACTCCTAGAAGGAATTATAAATTTAATATGGACAATTCTAAATTACATAAACTACCTAACAAAAGCGTGGTTCAATTTAGATTTATTCGAAGGAGCAAGCGATACATTCGCAAAGAACATGAAAAAGGCTGCAGGTTCAGCAAAACAAGTAAAGAAAGAACTAGACCTCGCACCATTTGATGAGATTAATAAATTATCCGACAATTCAGGAGGAGGAAGTGGAGCAGGTGGAGCTTCATACGGAACACCAGACCTAGACAAACTAGGAGAAGTAAAAATACCTGGATGGTTAGAGTGGATAAAAAACCACGGAGAAGACATAGCAAAAATACTAGGAGACATAGCTCTAGGCTTCGGCTTAATTAAACTAGGCGTAGAACCATTAAAAGCCCTAGGCATAGTGCTAATATTTGATGGATTATTAGATGCAATAAAAGGAATAAGGGATTATATAGATGACCCTTCCTGGGAAAACTTCGGTAAAACAATAGGAGGAATAGGGAAATCACTGGTCGGCTTAGGATTACTAACAGGAAACTGGGTGCTAGTATTAGTAGGAGGAACAGCATGGGCTGCTAGTGAAGTAATAAAGAACTGGGATAAGATCCAGAAGAAATCAGAAGAAACATTCAATACACTAGAAGAAGGCTCAGATGAAGTAAGAGACAAATACGGAAACGTAATAGGAGACGTATACGATGCGATAGTTAGATGGGGAAAAAGAGGCTGGGAAAAAATAAATGAATACGTAACTGGCCTAAAAGACACATTCAACGGAATAATAGAATTCTTTAAAAACATCTTCAAAGGCGACTGGGATAAAGTATGGGATAGTTTAAAAGAAACAGCTAGCGGTTTATTCAAAGTCGTAGAAGGCGGTGCAGACAACACCTGGGGCTTTGTAAGAGGACTAGGAGAAGAAGCTGGAACATTCCTAAGAACTAAAGTAATAGAACCAGCAGGAAAACTAATGGGAACAGCATGGGATAATTTAAAACGAGGAGCAGGCCTAGCATGGGATGGTGTAAAGAAAGCGTTTTCAACAACTGCTGACTTCTTTAAAAACACATTCAAGAAAGCCTGGGAAGGCGTAAAAGCAGTATTCTCAGTAGGTGGTAAAATATTCGATGGAATAAAAGACGGAATCGTAAAAGCATTTTCAACCGTTGTAAACGCAATTATAAATGGAATAAATAAAGTCGTTAAAATACCATTTGACGGTTTAAATTCAGCACTTAAAAAGATAAAGAAGATAGACATACTAGGACAAAAGCCGTTTAATTTCATATCGACAATAAGCGTGCCACAAATTCCAACAATAAAACTAGCCAAAGGTGGAATTATTAATAATCCAGGAAGAGGAGTACCACTAGGAAGCAACATAATAGGTGGAGAAGCAGGACCAGAAGCCGTAATCCCATTAAACGATGAGACAATGAATAGATTAGGAGCTGCAATAGCACGCAACATGGTAATAAACGCAAACATTACAAATTCAATGAACGGAAGAGTAATAAGCAGAGAATTACAAAAAATAGCGAATGATAGTGACTTCGCATTTAATAGGTAGGTGGTAAAATGTTAATAGATACAAATTCAATAATTATAAACAACATAAGCATGGCACAATACATAACAGAAGTGACATACGCATATGGAAAACTATGGGGGCCTGATACAGGAAGAAACCTAAAAGGAAAAATGACTGGCAGCTTCGTAGGAGTTACACCAAAGCTAAAGCTAAAATTCAGGAGACTAACAAGAGCGGAACTAGAACTACTAGTTCCAATCCTAGACTCCGAAAACCAAACAACAACGTACTATGATCCATTAAAGAAACAAAACCTAACGATTACAACTTATACAGGAGACTGGGAAACAACAAACAAGAACATGTTTATAAACGTAGCTAAGATAAATGAACCATTCGAGATAAGCGTAATCGCAGTAGAACCGAGGGCATAATATGAAGACACACACTAGCGGATTTAAAAATAACATTAAAAAAATGGGAAGGGTACTAGATAGCCAAATAATAGTAGGCAACACTACATACGGAAAAGAAGACCTAAACCAAATAACACCAAGATACGAGGGTGCGATATTAAAGTCAGTAATGAAAGAGCTAGAAGTCGATATAAACGAAGAACTAGAAATAGGAACAGAACTAGAATACAGACTAGGCGTAAAAGTTAATAACGACTTCGAATACTTATCATATGGAAACTACACAGTACAAAAAGTAGAAAAGCAAGAAGACCTAAACAGTTATAAGATTACATGCTACGATAAAATGATAGACGCAATGGTACCATACGAAGCAATGGACATAGAATACCCAATAACAATAAAAAATTATTTAAAAGCCATATGCAGACACCTAGGCTGGACTTTTAAAAATAGCACGTTTGCAAATCAAAGTAAGGAGATCCAGAATGAATTATACCTAGACAGCGACGGAAACGACCTAGGCTACACATTCAGGGACGTATTAGACGAAATAGCACAGGCAACAGCAAGTACCATATGCTTCGATAAAGACGGAAAGCTAGAAGTAAGATACATAACTGATACAGGAGACACGATAGACGAAGAGTTCTTCAAAGACACAGACGTAACAGTAGAAGGCATATACGGTCCGATAAATTCAATAGTTCTTACAAGAGCAGGAGGAGCAGATAGCATATACCTACGAGATGAAGAATCAATAGAAGAAAACGGACTATGCGAAGTAAAAATATCAGAAAACCAAATAATGAACTTCAATGACAGAAGTACATACCTACCTGACATACTAGAGAAGCTAGACGGCTTACAATTTGCAATAAACGACTGGCAAATGACAGGGGTATGCTACTACGAACTATGCGACAGATACACAGCAAGCATAAAAGGAACTAATTACACATGCGTAATGTTTAATGACGAAATAAACGTCACACAGGGACTAGAAGAAATTATTAATACACCAAGACCAGCAGAAGCCGTAACAGATTATACAAAGGCAGATAAGACAGACAGAAAGATAAACCAAACGTACATAATCGTAGATAAACAAAACCAAGTAATAACAAGTGTAGTAAACCAAATAGGAGACAGAAGCGAGAAACAAACTACAATAACACAGGACATAGACGGAATCGCAAGCCAGGTACAAGACATACCAACCATAACAACAGAAGGACATGGAACAGGAAGCATATTCTTAGAAAACCTAGCAAACACAAAACTGGTAAGCCTAATAATTCATCCAACAACGGAAGACATAATCGGTTTATTTGCGTCTCCACTTTTAAAAGTTAGAAACGGATTAACTGCACTTTCAAGAGGCGTAACATTTGACGGAAACACAGACGTATACTACAAACTACCAGATAACCTATACTACTACGATGAAAACATATACGATGAATTCATATTCAACGGAAAAGACGAAAAAGTAGAAGTAATACACAGAGTAGCAGTAGACGAGCACGGAAACAAGTCAATACTAGATCCATACGTTACAGAAGAGCTAGAATACCAAGACATAATAATAGAAGGCGGCAATTATAACATTTTTATGGAATCATATCCAACAGCCTACATAAACGTAAAGGCTATGATTAAAAATGATTATACCGACCTATTCGCAACAAGCTACGAAGTAGATAGTAAGATAGAACAAACAGCAGACCAAATACTACTACAAGTAAACGAGAAAGTAGACGAAAACGAAATCATAGCAAAACTAAACGTAGCAGTTCAAGAAGGACAGGGAATAATAGAACTAACAGGAAACACAGTAACGATAGACAGTGACTATTTCAAACTTGACGAAGACGGTAAAATAACAGCGACAGCTGGAGACATTGGAGGCTTCATGACAGACAGTAAAAGTTTCAAGAAACAACTAGCAGGAAAGTATAACTATGACATGGTAGATGACACGCTAGCACTTAACTATGATTTAAAATGGATTAATTATAATAACATGCCAGCAAATAGGTACGTCTTAGATTACAATAACGACCAGAGCGTAGACGCAATAGATAGAGTAGCAATTCTAAACATAATAAATGGAACAACACAAAACACTAGAAACTTCACTGGAGAATTTGAAATAAACTCCGAAGATTTAAAAGACTGCATAAAGATAGTAAACGCAGAAGGAGATAAAGTAGTAAGCCTAGGATTAGGCGGTGGAGAATTTGCGTGTATTAAAGCAGATTACATAATGGGCGGTCATATTGAAGAATCTGGAATGTCCTATGATAACTTTGTCGGATACGAAATTAGTAATGACGAAATAAGAATAGTAAGTTCAACAGGAGCAGAAACAATAATAGGTCCAGGCGTAATAACATTAAAAGACGCAGACGGAAATAGAAAAGACATAACAGCTACAAATTAAAGGAGATGATAAAAAATGGCATACATAAAAACAAACTGGGTAAATAATGAAACAGAACTAAACGCACAAAACATGAATCACATAGAAGACGGTATAGAAGGGGCATACGGAATACCCCTACTAGCTGTAACAGACACAGCACCAGCTGAGTGCGAAACAGGAGACAAATACTACGATGAAACAACTGGGAAGATTTATACAGCAACAGGACATAACACATGGGGCACTACTGGAGAAGATCCAGAAACGGGTTCATTTTATATCGTATTTGCAACACAAAACGTTTATACCTATGACGGCCAAGACTTAGTAAGCGTTGGAGGTGGAGCAGGCGGACAAATTGCAATAAGCGAAACAGAGCCAACAGAAGAAGAAATACTATGGATTAATCCAGAAGACACACCAGCTGGAAGTTTAAATCCAATTACAAACACATACAGTGAAGCAACAGATAAAGGGTATAGCTGTAATTATACTAATGGCGATGTTTTATACGATAATCCAACAGGAGCAACTGGAAATTTAACATTAAGTAAAGCAATAGAGAATTATAAAACATTTGAAGTTTATTTCAACACAGAAAGTGACTACACAGGAATAGTAAAATATTTCGTTCATACTGGTGCAACATATACACTTGATAAAATAAGAATTGACGGTAGTGCATTTATTGTATTTCAAGAAAAAATACAAATATCAGGAACAACATTAACTAAATTAACAAATAGAAGTTATAGTAATACTTCTGGAATAGTAGATGACAACAAAGTAAAAATACTAAAAGTCATAGGTTATAAATAGGAGGTAGAAACATGAAGTACAAATTAAACGGAGAATGGATAGACGTAAACATAAAAGCATTAGATAGCATGGTAATAGGTTCAATTATTCAATTTATGGGAACAACAATACCAGCAGGATGGCTAGAGTGTAATGGTGGAACAATTACACAAAGCGAATACCCAGAATTGTATAATTTAATAGGGGGAACACTTCCTGACTTTAGAGGAAGGGTACTAGTAGGACAAGACACAACACAAAGTGAATTTGATACACTAGGTGAAACAGGTGGTAGCAAATACTTACAAGAACATACACATGTTAAAAATACACCTTTTTACGCTTATGAGTTTAGTCAAGGAATAGACGGACAAGTATATAAAGGCGGTAATGCTAGGGAATATAAAGATATATATACAGGAAATGTAAGTGGAGTTCAAACAGGAAACAGTGGAAACCTACAACCATACGCAGTAGTAAAACACATAATAAAAGCATTAAATACTACACCAACAATGGCAAGCGTAGTAAACATACAAAGCGACAGTACAGAAGACACATACAGCTGTGATTATATAAATGGTAAAATATTATGGACAAATTCAAGTCCAAATAGTGTGTTTGCACCACAAAATATAACTTTAAATAGTAGTGATTATAATTATTTAGAAATTTATTTTAAATCTTTCACCGACCAAAATAATATAAAATCAATAAAAGTAGAAAAAGGGCAAAATGCATTATTAGATTGTTCATTTTTCTTTAATAATAGCATATATATAGGAACAAGAGTTATTGAGTATACAAATGATACAACTTTATATGCAAATGCAGGAAGAAAAATAATACAAAATGCTCAAATAGTAAATGGTGAAGATAATGGGTGGGTAATACCTACAAAAATAATAGGTTATAAATAAAATATGATATAATTAGAATAAATAGGAGGGAAGCATGGAAAGTAAAGACTTCGAAAGAGAGGTGCTAGAAAGACTAGCAAAAATAGAAACGAAGATAGACGACTACAAAGACACCAGGAAACAAGCAGAAGAAGCCTACAATAAATCGGTTAATAATGAAAAAGAAATCTGCGACATTCAAGAAAAACTAAAATGGATATCCAGAACAATAATAGGAACAATAATAACAGCCGTAGTAGGTGCAATAATAACATTTTTAAAAATTCGATAGGAGGGGTAAAAGTGAAAATGTCTAACAAAACATACGACATACTAAAAGCCGTAGCATTAACACTGCCAATAATAACAACATTCGTAATAGCAATAATGAAAATATGGAATATACCATACGCAACAGAAGTAGCACTAACACTAGCAGCACTTAATACACTAATAGCAGAACTAGTAAAAGCATTAAGTAGTGCTTACAATAAAACATTAAAAAAGAAGAATAAGTAGTGTATTCATGGGAAATAGACCAGCTGCTAAAATTTAAAAACTACTTACTAGACGCAAAAGAGTATATAAAAATTTGCGATGAATCGAAACAAATAAAAAGAATAAAATATGATCCGTTTAATGATACATTTTATATTGAAACAACAGACGAATATAAATGGACGTTTAAAGTTAAAAGGAGAGAAAAATAATGAAATTTGTAAAAAGAGTAACAGAACCAGATAGAAACAACCCATACTACCTAAGACCAAGTAAAGGCTATAATAAATGCATAAGAGGAAACACAGCACATGGACTAAACCACGGACCATATGACGTGCTACCAAACTGCACAGGATGGTGCTATGGACGATTTGAAGAATCACAATTACTAAACACATGTAAACTTCCAACAAGCAACGCAGAAACATGGCTAAATAAAAATAAAACATACCAAGAAGGATGGACTGCAAGAGTAGGAGCTATCCTAGTATTCGGTAAAGGAAAAGTAGGAGAAGGAAAAGACGGAGCAGGACACGTAATGTTTACAGAAGGAATAGCTAAAGATGGAACACTACTATGCTCCGAGAGTGGCTGGGGCTTTCCGAAGTCCAGAATGGATACTAGAAAAGTAAAAAGAAACAGCACAGGGGCATACGTTTATAAAGCAGGTTATAAATACCTGGGCTGTATTTATCCAGAAGTAAACTTCGAAGAAGCATACTATGGAGAACTACCAACTAAAGCATTAAAATACGGAATGAAGGGAAGCCAAGTAAAAAGACTCCAAGATTTCCTTAATTGGTGTCTAGGAGAAACACTAAAACTAGACGGACACTACGGACCAGCAACCAGAGCAGCAGTAAAGAAATACCAAAAGGCATACAACCTAGAAGTAGATGGAAAGTTCGGTCCAGCGTGCATAGCGAAAGCTAAAACAATAAAATTATAGGTAATTACTTCACGGAAAAAAATAAAGAAAAGAGGTGAAATCCTCCCCCATATCTCAACCCCGCGAAGAATTATAGTAAAGAGACCGTAAAATGGTCTTTTTTACTTGCAAATTGCTAGTAAAAGAGTTATTATAAAGACAAGAAAAGAGGAAGTAAAATGAAAGCAGAAGAGATTACAGAATTATACCAATACGGTATGAGACTAAGAGGCTGCAGCCCAGGAGCACAGCCAAAAGATTTTTATTACTACGCAGACACAGACAAAGCAACAACAGGATACTGGAGCATGGTATACTACACCAGAGAACTTACACCAGAAGAGATAGAAAGATACTCGCTAGTATTTATACAAAAGATGGGAGGCGACATTATAAATGGCTAAACGAATCCTAGCAATTGCTACAGGGATAGCAATTATAATTACATTAGCAATTATTAATAACAACATGACAGAAGAAGCAATGAAAAAATGCCAAGAAAAGCATTCATACAGCTACTGCATAGAACTAGAAAAATAAGACTTTTAAAAGCACGACCATAAGTCACATGATAAAAACCGAAAAAAACAAAAAAATTATTAGTTATCTTATCTTTGTAAGCCGTGGGTTTGACGTGCGAGTTTGACGGCTTATTTTTTGATAGATAAAAAGGAAAGAGGAATAGAAATGCATAACCAAGTTTATATGATAGGAAGACTGGTAGGAGAACCAGCAACAACAGAAAAAGAAGTGATAATAACATTACGAGTTAAAAAGCCATGGAAGAATGAAAACGGAGAATACGAAACCGAAGACTTCGAAGTGTTTATTCCAGGATACATGGGAAGCAGAATAACTGAATTCATTAAACCAGGAATACTAACAGGAATACGTGGAAGATTAAGAAAAGCAGAAAGCATAGAAGTAATAGCTGATAAAGTTTCAATGCTAGGAGGAGAAACAAATGAAGATTAAATCAATTTATTTAGAAGACTTTATTAATTTAATAAAAGAAGAATACGGGGAAGAGTTAGAATTAAACGAAGACACAGGTAAATACTGGAATAGAAAAGTGCCGCTAACGATTAACAGCTGGAATTATAAAGTAGAGTGCAAAAGGAATCACAACTACGACCTTAATAAATTAATGCAAGTATTTATAAAAACCAGCGAGCATTGGTATGAAGCAGATCCAGAAGGAAGTGAAGATAATGAAAGTAATTGATTTATTAAATAAAATAGCAAATGGTGAAGAAGTACCAAAGAATATAAAATATTATAATGATTATATACTGACTTATGATGAAGATACACAAGATTATTATAATGAACCTAGCTGTACTTATTCTTTATTAAATGATATTCATTATAAATTAACTGATGAAATAGAAATAATTGAAGATATACCAAAGAAAGATAAGATAAAAGAATTAAGTGATTATCAAATGTGTCAAGAAAACTACTATAAAATAATAGATAAAATAAATGAAATAATAGATAGGTTAAATGGTGCAGATAATGTGGACTAAAGAAGAAATAGAAACAGAGCTAAAAGAAATAAAAGAAGTTAAAAAAAGGTTAAAATCATTACAACACGAAGCAATAGATAAACCAGAAGCACCAAGACAAATGGGATACGGCTATTTGACATTTATTAATTTCATAGAAAAAATAAATTATTTATTAAGTAACTGGGCAGAAGAACTAGAAGAAAAATACGTAAACATACAGGAGGAAGAAGATGAGTAACATGAAACCAGTTAAATACCAAAAAGAAAGAAAAGTAGAACTTTTATACAAAGGCAAATACAAAGGGTTTAATTATTACATAGTAAACCTAGGAACACACCCTACAGCTTACGTAGAAATTTCAAAAGGAAATAGATACTACGAAGAAAGCTACTACGACATAAACGACATACTAGCCCACGGAGGACTAACCTATAGTGAATCATATTTACACGCAGGAGAATACGCTAAAGAAGATAGCTGGTTTATTGGATGGGATTACGCACATTGTATGGATTACATAGGCATATACGACATGTTAAATATGGGTGTAGCCATTAATACCACGCCACTAAAAAAATGGACTACAGGCGAAATAAAAACCGAATGCGAAGACGTTATAAATCAAATAATAGAAGGAGATGAGAAACATGGAAGAGAAGAAGATCCAAACATTAACAGTTAATCTTGACGCAGACTACTACAACCAACTAAAGAAGGAAGCAAAAGAAAAGCAACTAACACTAGCTGCTTACATACGTCAAATTATTTTAAATAGAAACATTTAGTTTATTTTTAAAACTAGATGTTTTATAATGGCATAAAGAGATAAAAAAAGCATTCAAGAATCGTGGCTTCCTGAACGCTGAGATAATTATATCAAAGCCCAGAAGGAAAAGCAACCACGAAAAAAGTGGTTTTTTTATTTCAAGAAAGAGAGAGAGGTAAAAGAGATGAAGAATCCAGCAGTACTATGGTACCCTAGCGATTTTATAAGTTCCACAATTTTCTGGAACAACGAACAATGCGGAGCATACATAAGATTATTAAATTATCAGTTCACAGTGGGGCATTTAACAAAAGAGCAGATAGAACAAATAACAACAGATGAAGTAGTTATAAAGAAATTCATTCAAGACGAAGAAGGATTATACTACAACCAAAGAATGGAAAAAGAAATAGAAAAGAGAAGTAAATACTGTGAGTCAAGAGGAAAAAATAGAAACAAAGTAGATAATGATAATACATGTATTTATTTAATGATAGATAAAATTAATAATTATACAAAAATAGGAAGTAGTAATCATCCAGAAAGAAGATTATTAGAAGTTCAAAAATATTACAAAAACAAAAGCATAGAATTATACGCATATTGTGAAAATAAACCACAAAAGCTTGAAAAGGAATTACATGATAAATACAAAGATAAGTGGTGCTTTGATGAATGGTACAATTTGAGTAAAAAAGACCAGGAAGAAATTATAAAAAACAATGATATGACTAATCATATGATTAATGATATGACTAATCATATGGGAAATGGAAATGGAAATGGTAATGAAAATATAAATATAAATGATAATTTTAATATAATTGATTATTTTAATAATAATATACATAGCATAGCACGAAAAGAATACGAGATGATAGAAAGCTGGGAAGAAACATACACAGACGAAATTATAAAAGAAGCAATAGACATAGCAGTGCTTAATAACGCAAAAAGCATGAACTACATAAATGCAATATTAGTCAGGTGGAAAGAAAAAGGTTATAAGAACCTGACAGACATAAGAAATGAAAAAAAGAAAGAAGATGATTTCTGGGATGAATAAAAAGTTATTTAAAATGCTATGCTTAAATTTCAACCGAGAACTAGACAAAGACGTATACGAAATATACGAAGAAGCACTAAGCAAGTACGATGAATACTACATAGCGGACGCAATCAAATACATTATAGAACATGATAAATTCATGCCGACAATAGCTAGAATCATAGAAGCAACGAGAGAGCTACCATACAGAGAACTAACAGAAGAAGAAAAGAAAGCTAGATGGGAAAAAGAAGAAATAAGACCATCATGGATAGATGAAGAAATAGATCCAGAAGAAGCAACAGCAGAAGAGATAGCTGAAATTGATAAATTATTAAAAGACATACGAGGATAACATGAAGACAAAAAGAGCAAAAGCAACAGACATACCAATGAAAGTAAAACGTGTAGTATGGGAACGAGACCAACACAGCTGCGTCGTTTGCGGAAACCGAATAAACGTAATGCCAAACGCACACATACTATCCAGAGCCCACGGAGGCCTAGGAATTGAAACAAACGTCGTGACACTTTGCACGAACCTGACAATAAACAAATGCCATTACAAGTTCGATAACGGCACAAAAGAAGAGCGAAAAGCAATAGAAGAAAAGATAACCAGGTACATGAAAAAACACTATGGACAAAACTGGTGTAAAGAAGACCAAAAATACAAAAAAGGTATTTAAAAAACCGAACACTTATGTTATTATAGAATTAGAAAAGGAGAGTAGTAAATATGAATATTTATGAAAAATTAGAAGCAATTACTAGTGAGCTCGGCACAGTAGCCAAAAACCTAGACGTAGACATGGGAAAAGGAAAAAGCTATAAAGCAGTACAAGAATACGACGTACTAAAAGCAATAAAACCGCTAG